ACGTACAAAGTACATATACATTACAAGGCCCACCAATTACTAAACTACCAAAAGATGAAAAGCTGAGTTCTCAAAAAGGAAAATTCAATGGTATGTTATCCAGATTACAATCAGAATTTGGATTATCTGATAAAGATGGCGTAGCAGAATATCATTATGCTTGGTGGATGAATTTCGTAAATAAATCTAAAAAAAATCTTGCACAATTAGAAAAAGAAGGATTGGCAAGAAGATGGGCATTTGATAACAAATCATTTACAATTAAATCAATTGCAGATGAAGATGCTAGAAAATGGGCAGATGGGGTTGATAAAGATGCAAAGGATAAAATTATGAAAGGAAATCTTCGTAAATTTGAAGATATCTTTTTAGGAGTTGGTGCAGAAGTATTATCATTTATGAGTTCAGTACTAACCGCACAGCCTGATTCAGCATTACAATCTATAAAAGCATCATTAGAATCATCAATATCTGATATTAGAAATGGTGGTAGTGAAGCTCAAATAAAAAGATTAGAAAAAGAATTGGCTAGATTAAATGCCATTGGCGGATTTGAAAAATTAGTTCCAAATGAAGGATTAGTATTTTTCTACAAAGGAAATACCTATAAATTAACCGGCACATTTGCTCCGTTAAATCAAATTTTAGGAATTTTTAAGTTTGGAAGATAAATTATATATATATGTATATATAAATAAGTTATAAACAAATAATATTATGGCAAAGAGAAAAAGCTTTGAAGAAAAAAATAATTATATTCACCCAACTCGTAAAAAAATTATAGATACGGTATTTGGTAGAGAAGATAATATACAAAGAGTGCATGGTTATGAAGGTGATGTTGAAGCTAAACGAGAAGTTGGTGAAGTATGGACTGACAAGGAAGGAAAGACATGGGAACAAAAAGAAGGATATAAAATATCAGTATCACAATTAGATGATGTTAGAGCATATTTAGAAAAATTAAATAATTGTCAATCTGAAAATTGTAATACTATACAATATAGTAAAGCAGATAAAACAACAATTCGTAAAACAGGATTATGTATAACGTGTTTAAGAAAATTTGAACATAGTTTAAAAGAAGATGGTACATATCCTTTTTATGAAGATTATAAAATAACAAATAATCAACTATCATATGTTACAGATTTGAAAGCACAATTTGAAGAAGCTCTAAAAGGTGTATCTCAAACATTGGAGTTCGTAAACGAAGATGGTACTATTCAAAAATGGCATTATGAAGTTGATTTAGAAAAAGTAAAAGAAGATTTACAAAAAGATATTGATGGTGCTACCGAAGCAATTGAAGCTCTATTGAAGAGGAAAGCAGCATTAGAAGATAAGTTATGTGAATTGAATCACCCAGAGCTTGTAAAAAAATAGAATTATGAAAAAATTATTGAATTTCAAAAACATTGCTATTGCAGCATTAATCATTTACATTCTTTTACAATGGTTTAACCCAGGTGGAGTTATGCCAGGAGGAAGAACAATTCGTATCGAAGGAAAAAAATATGAAGTAATAAAACACGAAATCGATACAGTAGATGTAATCAAAACAAAAGTTGTTACTAAGAAAGGTGATGATATCTATCACGAAGTAATCGTAGAGAAAGAAGTACAAATCCCTACAGTAGTAGATACGGCAGCATTACTAAAAGATTACTATTCAAAAGTATTATACAAAGATGTATTGGTATTGCCTGATTCATTAGGAACTGTGGCTGTAACTGATACAATTTCACAAAATAAAATCTTAGGTAGAACATTTGATGCAAAAGTTAAAGAAAGAACAATAAAAGAAACTCTTATTGTTAAAGAGCCAGCTAGAAACCAAGTTTATTATGGTTTAAATGGTGGATTTAATAAAGCAGATGTTGTTTCTTCAGTTGGAGCGGGTATAATGTTAAAAACTAAAAAAGATAAAATATATCAATTTACTTTGGGTGTAAACAATAGAGTTGTAGATGGTACTACTGGTGGTTTCTCACCATACGTTGGGTTTGGTACTTATTGGAAAATCAAAGTAAAAAAATAATGAGTAATGTAGTTCAGCAAAATACTAAGAACTTAAAGCAGATTATTGCTGAAGAATACAAAAAGTGTGCTTTAGACCCGATACACTTTATGAAGAAGTATTGTATCATTCAGCACCCCACACGTGGTAAAATTCCGTTTCATCTATATCCCTTTCAGGAAGGATGTTTAACGGATTTTAAAGAAAATCGTTTTAATATAATTCTGAAATCCCGTCAATTAGGTTTATCAACCCTATCGGCGGGCTTTATACTTTGGAAAATGTTATTTAACCAAGATTTCAATGCGTTGGTTATTGCAACTAAAGTAACTGTTGCAAAGAACTTAGTAGAGAAGGTTAGGGTTATGCACGATTTACTTCCTATTTGGTTAAGAGATGGGAGTAATAGTTCGGTTGAAGATAATAAACTATCACTTAAATTGAAAAATGGTTCACAGGTAAAAGCAATCGCAAGTTCACCTGATGCAGGACGTTCCGAAGCTCTATCCCTATTGGTTGTGGATGAGGCAGCATTCATTAGAGATATTGATGAGATTTGGTTATCAGCACAATCAACACTTTCAACAGGTGGTTCTGCAATCGTATTATCTACACCAAATGGTGTTGGTAATTGGTTCCATAAAATGTGGGTAGAGGGTGAAAGTGGTGCAAACGGATTCAATTGTATTAATTTGCATTGGACGTGCCATCCTGAAAGAAACCAAGCATGGAGAGATGAACAAACTCGTATCTTAGGAGTTAAAGGAGCAGCACAAGAATGTGATTGTGACTTTATTGGTTCGGGTGATACTGTAATCGACCCGGCACTATTAACGTGGTATAAAGAAACATACGTTATGGAGCCCGTAGAAAAAAGAGGATTCGATGGAAACCTTTGGATATGGGAACATCCTAATTATAATAGACAATATATGATATCCGCCGACGTGGCGAGGGGTGATGGAAGTGACTATTCTACTGCTCAAATTATTGATATAGAAGATTCATCTCAAGTTGGAGAATATAGAGGAAAAATCGATACAAAAGATTTTGGAAATTTTTTAACCGCATTATCGACCGAATATAATAACGCATTACTGGTAATTGAAAACTCAAACGTAGGATGGGCTACGATTCAGCAAGTAATTGATAGGGGATATCCGAATCTATTCTATATGAGTAATGATTTACAATATGTAGATGTAGAAAGACAAATGTCTAACAAATATTATAGACAAGAAAGAAGTATGGTAGCTGGTTTCTCAACAACATCAAAAACACGTCCTCTTATCATTTCTGCATTAGATAACTACATAAAAGATAAAGATATTCTGATTCGTTCTAATAGATTGATTGATGAGTTATTTACTTTTATTTGGAATAATGGTAAAGCCGAAGCTATGAAAGGTTATAATGATGACCTTACAATGGCTTTATGTATTGGATTATGGGTTCGTAATACTGCATTGAGATTAAGACAAGAAGGTATAGATTTGACAAGAAATATGTTGAATGCAACCACTATACAAAATAATACAGGCGTATATACTTCTAACTGGCAGCAGAAGAACCCATACGAAATGGATTTGGGTAGAGGGGAGAAAGAAAACCTAACTTGGTTACTTCGTTAATTTTTATATATTTATATGTTGAAACTAATATAGATGAACGAAGATTTAAATAAATGGTTTAAAGAAAAATGGGTAAACATCGGAAAAAAAGTCGATGGTAAACACCCACCATGTGGAACTTCGGGAGAAAAGAGTGGATACGCTAAATGTGTTCCTGCTGCAAAAGCTGCTGGAATGAGCAAAAAGGAGAAAGAATCTGCAACTCGTAGAAAAAGAGCTGCACAAAATGCGGCAGATAGAGGTGGTAGTAATAGTAAAGGGCAAGGTAAGAAACCAATATATGTTTCTACCAAACCTAAAAACGAAGAATGGAGTGAAAAATATAAAAGAAGTATAGATTGTAATAATCCAAAAGGTTTCAGTCAAAGAGCACATTGCCAAGGCAAGAAAAAAAATGAAACTATGAGTATAGAAGAAAAATTAAATCTTTTCTTAGAAAAGAATTGTCCAACTGATGCAGGAAAATGGGCCGCATCTAAAGCAGCAGCAAAATCTAAATTTGATGTTTACCCATCAGCTTATGCAAATGGTTGGGCTGCAAAGAACTACAAATCAAAAGGTGGTGGTTGGAGAACTTGCAATGAAAGTTTGGGTGAATTAAACGCATTGCATGAATGTTGGGATGGCTATAAAGAAGTTGGTGGAAAGATGAAAAACGGCAAAATGGTGCCGAATTGTGTTCCTGTAAAAGAAAATAACGAAGATATGAAATTAATAAATTTAATGCCTGTAAACTCAAAAAAAGTAAACGAGCAGATAGATGAAGTAGAAGAATATGATGTAGAGAATGGACAGGATATGAAAGAGTTCATTCAGTTTATGAAAGAATATACTCAATACTTAGCAGAAGCTAATTGTAATTGTGTTTACGAAGCTGAATATCAGGGTAGAAAAGTTCAATTGGGTAAACCAATGCAAGGAGATGTTAAGAAATTCAAAGTTTATGTAAAAAACGATAAAGGAAACGTTGTGAAAGTAAACTTTGGTGACCCTAATATGAGAATTAAAAAATCAAATCCTGAAAGAAGAAAATCATTCAGAGCCAGACATAATTGTGATACTCCAGGTCCAAGATGGAAAGCAAGATATTGGTCATGCAGAAAATGGTAATTTATTTGTTAATATCAAATAATTTCCATATCTTTAAACAAACTATAAAATAACAAATGGCAGATAAATCATTTTTCGGTAGGTTACAAAAACTATTTTCAACGAATACAATTGTTCGTAAAACATCTAAGGGAGTCAAAGTTATTGATACCGATGAGTATCAAACTTTAACAACTAACTTAATAGATAGATACACCCGTATGCGTACACCGCAATATAGTGGTGGATTAATTGAATCAGCAGCGGCATATCAGCAAGTTCGTATAGATTTGTTTAGAGATTATGATGGTATGGATAATGACCCAATTATATCTTCTGCATTAAATATTTACGCAGATGAAGCAACTGTTAAGAATGAATTGGGTGATGTATTAAAAATTAATTGTGCTAATGAAAACACAAAAGAAATTTTAAGAAACCTTTTCTACGATATTATTAATATTGAATTCAATCTATGGCCTTGGACCAGAAATTTAGTTAAATATGGGGATTTCTTTTTACAATTAGAAATTTCACCTGAATTAGGAATTGTAAACGTAACTCCTTTATCCGTATATGAAACGAGTAGAGTTGAAGGATTTGATATGACAAATCCTCAAAGAGTAAAATTTGTTTACTCACCATTTCAGAATCCAAATAGTATGCTATCTACCGCAGGTTCTAAAAAGGAATACGAAAACTATGAAATAGCACACTTCCGTTTATATTCGGATGCAAACTTTTTACCTTACGGAAAATCTATGATTGAAGGTGGTAGAAGAGTTTGGAAGCAATTATCTCTTATGGAAGATGCGATGTTAATCCATCGTATTATGAGAGCCCCAGAAAAAAGAATTTTTAAAGTAGATGTTGGTAATATTCCACCAACCGAAGTTGATAACTACATGCAAAAGATTATCAACTCATCTAAGAAAGTTCCATTCTTAGACCCACAAACAGGAGAATATAACTTAAAATATAATATTCAAAATCTTATCGAAGATTACTATATGCCAGTTCGTGGTAGTGATAATGGTACATCTATCGATACATTAAAAGGATTGGAATATAATATGATTGATGATATCAATTACTTAAAAGGTAAATTGATGGCGGCATTGCAAATTCCAAAAGTATATTTAGGTTATGAAGAAGATATTAGCGGTAAAGCTACTTTAGCTGGACAAGATGTTCGTTTTGCAAAAACAATTGAAAGAATTCAAAAGGTATTAGTATCAGAATTGACTAAAATAGCAATTGTACATTTATATGCACAAGGATTGGATAATGCAGATGATTTAGATTTTTCATTAGAATTAACAATACCATCTAAAATATATGAGCAAGAGAAAGTAGAATTATATACATCTAAAATTGCATTAATTACTCAAATGCAACAAACAAAAATGTTCTCCAAAAAATGGATGTACGATGCTATTATGAATATGACTCCTGAAGAGCAAGATGAGTTGACAGTTGATGTTATCGAAGATACTAAACAAGCATTCCGTTTAACATCAATTGAAACACAGGGTGTTGACCCGGCTAAAGAAACGGGAACAGAAGAAACCACAAATGTTGAAGAAGAAATTCAAAAGATAAAAAAAGAATTAGCGGAGGAAGATAAAGTTGGTAGACCAAAAGACCCGGTTAGATATGGTAAAGATGACCACCATTTAGGCAGAGACCCATTAGGAATTAAAACTTTAAAGCAAAAAACTCAAAGAGAGACAATAGAAATATTCAAAGATATGGTTGGTAACAAAAAGACTATTTTGAGAGAAGATTTGGATAAAAAGTAATATTCCACAATAAAAGTATATTTATATCAGAGAAATTAAATAATTAATGAAAAATATTAAGCATTCTAAGTTTAAAAACACTGGGTTCATCTTTGAATTATTAGTAAGACAAATTACATCTGAAATAATGTCTGGCAAAACTAATTCTAAAGCTGAAAAAATATTAAAAGAATATTTCTCAGCTAAAAAAGAACTTTCTAAAGAATTAAAATTATATCAATATTTGATTAATGAAAAATATAAT